TATACCACCTACATCTACAACAAGGATCAGGCGGCGAAAAAAGATGCGGCAGCGGCGCAGGCAAAGAAAGATGCCACCGCGGCAACTACCGCGCAAAACAAAGCAGAGAGGGAAGCGGCAGCGCAGGCTGAGCAGTACAGCCGAAAACTGGCGGATTTAAGCGTAGCCATCGAGGTGCAAAAAGTCCGGGCCACTGAAGGTGAGCAGGCCGCTGAACTTTATGCGGCGGCTAACCAGACCGGTGCGAAATGGACAGACGAGCAGCGCAAGGCCATTCAGGCCCAGTCTGCTGAACTTGCCAGGCTGACGCAGCTCGCTGACGATCACGTTAAAAAAGTGCGTGAGCAGGCCGATGCGCTGAAAGACCTGACGGAAGCCGCGCGCAAATTTAACGATGATGCAGCGCTGACAACCGAAACCGCCGGGATGAGTGACAGACAGCGCCAGCGATTTGATGAAACACAACAGATTGATCGTGTATTCGAAAATACTGATGGTGGCGCCGCAGCAGTTGCTGCCCGTACCGCAGCACTGGATGCGCTGGATAAAAAATACAAAGCGATCGCCGCCTCAGAGGCTGACTGGCGCAACGGCGTTTCGAAGGGCTACAACAACTGGTTCGACGAAATGAGCGATATTGCCGGTACCGTTTCTGATGGCGTCAAGTCGTCGCTGGATGGCGCGTTCAGCAATGTCACCTCGATGCTTGAAGGTAACAAAGTCTCCTGGAAATCGTGGGGGATCTCTGTTCTTCAAATCATAGAAAAGGTGGCGCTGCAAATGGCGGTCGTCAGCGCAATGGGTAGTTCGTCATCGTCTTCCGGCCTGCTGGGTTCTCTCGTTGGTGGCGTAGCCAGCTTTTTTGGCGGTAGTGCGGCATCCACAGCCAGCAGCGGAACTGCAATCCAGTCGGCTGTGGCTAACTTCCAGTTCAATGCGCTGGGAGGGATATACGATTCGCCATCGCTGAGCGCCTACAGTAACGGCGTCTACAACTCACCACAGCTTTTTGCCTTCGCCCAGGGGGCTGGCGTGTTCGCTGAAGCCGGACCTGAAGCCATTATGCCTTTGACCCGCGCTTCAGATGGTTCGCTGGGTGTAAGGGCGGTGGGATCCGGTGTAAACACCGCCACATCTTCTGGCGGTGCGCCACAGGTAAACATTACCATCGACAGCAACGGCAACACAAATACGACCGGAACCAGTGGCTATGAGAGTTTCGGGCGTGACATTGCCAATTATGTTGACCAGCGTTACCGCGAGTTGCAACGGCGTGATTTGTCTCCTGGTGGTTCAATCTGGAATCTGGCTAAAGGGGGCCGCTGATGGCTATTGAGGAATTTACCTGGTGCGCCCGTATCAACGCTGAAGAGGAAGTCACCTTTCGTACCCGTTCCGCGCAGTTCGGTGATGGTTACCAGCAGGTTTCCGGAGATGGCTTAAACCCACGGTCACAAAAATGGACCGTGGAATTTACCGGAGCTGAAGACTATATCGCCGATATAAAAGCATTTCTGGATCGCCATGCCGGGACAAAATCTTTTTCATGGCGACCACCGCTGGAGCCCCTCGGCTTATTCCGCTGCAACTCCTATAAGCCGACGGCGCTCGGTGCCGGAAAATACAACCTCTCTGCAACTTTTGAACAGGCGTTTGCACCATGATTTTAAACAGCGACTATCAAAAACTGGAGCCAGGCAATACGATCCGTCTTGTCGAGGTTGATGGTTCGGCCTTCGGTGTGGGTGATGTTCTGCGCTTCCACAGCCACAACATCCCTCACACTGAGGCGGAAATTACCGCGGCGGGTGGTGACGAAACCCTGCTGCCGGCGAAATCTATCTGGTGGCAGGGCAACGAGTACAAAGCCTGGCCGTATGAGCTGGATGGGATTGAAGCATCAACCAGTGGCAGCAGCGCATCGCCGAAGCTGTCGGTTGCTAACCTCGATGCGTCGATCACTGCGCTGTGCCTTGCCTACGATGACATGCTGCAGGCGAAAGTCACCATCCACGACACGCTGGCGCAGTACCTTGACGCGCAGAATTTTGCAGAGGGAAACCCGACCGCTGATCCCTTACAGGAAAAGATGCAGGTCTGGTACATCGATGCGAAAAGCAGCGAGACGAACGAGGTTGTGGAGTTCACGCTTTCCAGTCCGATGGATTTGCAGGGACTGATGATCCCGACGCGCCAGTTGCATTCGCTTTGTACATGGTGCATTCGCGGGCAGTACCGTTCCGGTAACGGCTGTGATTACGCCGGGACGCGCTATTTCGATAAGCACAATAACCCGGTAAGCGACCCGTCACTGGATGAATGCAACGGCACGCTGACAGGGTGCAAACTGCGTTTCGGGGAAAATAATGAGCTGTCGTTTGGTGGATTCCCCGGCACATCGCTGATCCGGAGCTGATATGCACCAGAAAATAATTGATGCCATTATGGCGCATGCGGCCGCCGAATATCCGCGCGAGTGCTGTGGTCTGGTGGTGCAGAAAAGCCGGGTGGAACGCTATTTTCCGTGCCGCAATATAGCGGAGAAGCCAGAGGACAATTTTGTCCTCAGCCCGGAGGACCGGGGCACGGTAACGGCGATCGTCCACAGTCACCCCGACGCCACCACCCAGCCCAGTGAGGCCGACAAGGCTCAATGCGATCTGAGTGCGCTGCCCTGGCATATCGTGAGCTGGCCGGAAGGCGACTTTCGTACCATCCTGCCACGCGGCGAACTGCCGCTGCTGGAGCGCCCGTTTGTGCTCGGCGTTTACGACTGCTGGGGGCTGGTGATGAGCTGGTTCCGGCAGACGCACGGCATTGAGCTGCCTGATTACCGTGTCGATTATCCGTGGTGGGAAGACCAGTATCCCGATAATTTATACCAGGACAACTGGTACGAATGCGGATTCCGGGAAGTGTGCGGCGCGCCATCACCCGGCGACGTGCTGATCATGCAGGTGCAGGCCAGTAAGTGGAACCATGCGGCGATCCTGCTGGAAGGCAACATGATGCTGCACCATCTGTACGGACGGCTGAGTAATCGTGAGCCGTGGGGAGGTTACTGGCGGGAGAGGACTATTAAAATATTGCGTTACAGAGAGTTTTTATAAATTATCTTCTTTCCTGATTAATTCCTTTTCTCTTTGTCATGATTGTTAAAAATATGCCGTCGAACCATCTTTGTTTTTGTATAATCCTTTAGCCTGACAGGGCTAATCTTATTTTTATCTGGGAAAAGTAAAAATGAAAAAAATGGTGATGGTAGCAATTGCTCTGGCCTTCGTTTCGGGGTGCGCGACCAAGCAATATCCTCAAGCGCCCGCAGTAACCGCAGAAGAAGCCTCAGCATTAGATTGTAAAGCAATAACTCAGGAAATTGCTAAAACACATAGCATTCAACAAGAGATTGAGAACACAGGTGATTTTGATGGGCGTACTGTACTGGGCGTCCTTGGGGATTTTGGCATAGGCAATGGTATGGCAAAAAGTGAGGCTCGCAAGAAAGTGCAGGCTCGCTTAAACCAGCTGGAAACATTACGAACAGCAAAATGCCAATAATCCTGGTATTTATGAAATATATCGACCCGCTTCGGCGGGTTTTTTATTTTCTGGAGAAAAGAATGCAGGAAGTTATGACACAAATAGAACTTGGCGGCATTCTCGGTAAAACTTTTGGCAAAGTTCACCATCGCTCAATAAGTACCACTCATGAAGCAACCCGTGCGCTGGCTGCCACGGTAAAAGGCTTTGAGCAGTTCATGATATCCAGTAAGCGGCGCGGGCTGACTTATGCTGTATTTCGCGGGGGAAAAAATATCGGCGTTGATGATCTCGGCTTCCCTGTTTCTGGTGAGGTTATCCGAATTGTTCCTGTGGTAATGGGAAGCAAAAAATCCGGGCTTCTGCAAACCATTCTCGGGGCTGTACTGGTCGTTGTTGGTGTGGTGGTAACCGGCTTAAGTTGGGGTATGGCTGCCCCAGTAGGTGGAGCTTTAATCAGCTCGGGTATTGGCTTGATGGCTGGTGGCATTATACAGATGCTTTCCCCACAGACCGCCGGTCTGGCAAGCAAGCAGGATGCCGATAACGTGGCATCATATGCCTTTGGCAGTGTGACAAATACTGCTGCTCAGGGTTACCCGGTACCGCTTCTTTACGGTAAACGCCGTATCGGCGGTGCAATTATTTCCGCCGGTATTTACGTCGAAGATCAGCAATAAAATTATGGAGTAGTCAAATTCCGTCTATCGAAGATTTGATTGCTATACGATTTGGGTAGTACTCGACTAAGAAATAGCACAGGTGATCGAATGCCCACACCAACCCATCCTGATTCCGTTCACGAAACGTCAGATTCACTTTTGAGTACGCTTCGCCGTAGATTTCAAGAGGAGATGCAAGCCAAAGGAGAATGCCCTGAGTGTATTGAATGGCCTTCTGGCGGATTTCCTCATCCTGTATGGAGTGAGAAATATATTCATAAAAATGAATGTCAAGATTGACAAGATTATCTTTCACCGTGGCTGGAGTTTCCGGGCGAGAGGAAAAATCGATATAACCATATAAAACACCTTCCTCATAACCAATCGCACATCCTAATGTCATGAATAATCCATCTTTGTTATTAACTTGCGTAATGAAGTCTTTAAGCCACGGGTAATCAGTAATTTCATGGATGTCATTTATCTTGTCAGGGAATTGAACGAGGTCAAATCCACCATTGTTTATATCTCCATTCTCCCTTACATCTGAGCGATAGGGGAACCTGGTAAAATTATGTCGATCAGCAGTCTTCATGGACTTTCCTTACAATGTATGCGTCCAAAGGTAATCAGCCTTCATCCATCGTTGAGTACCTACTGTCCCGCCGCTGACAGGCTGAAACCTCACCATATCCAGGCTTTCGGATATATCACATCCTGATATTTGATCAGCAATTTACTGATGCCCGCGCC